AGAATGCCGACAATCTGAGAGTTGAAGCACAGAAAGCTTTGGAGTCAAATGATGTCCTTGAGTTCAAGAGCAGAGTTGGAATCACTTTGACAGCTGATGAACAACAGGAATATACGGATAATATTAATACTTTTGTTGAAAGTAAGATATCTGAACTGGAGAGCCGTACATTTGCGGCTCACATTCACGTCCAGACATATCTCGGAGGGACAGAAGATGGCCAGACATTAGCCCAGAACATCAAGGAATGGGCTAGGGCGGACAATTTGGAATTATCCGATTTATCTAGCCAGCTGTCGCAAAAGGTCTCAGAAGCCCTGAAAGACGGCATCATTGATGTGAATGAAGAAGAAGCTATTAGCGCTTTGCAGGAGAAGATGAACAGCATAACTGCTCGCTGGAAAGAAGCAGAGGCACAGGCTCAGTGGGACTGGATAAACCAGAAATACGGTCATTTAAGTGCAGCTGATCTGGAAAGCGGTTCATTTACAGACTTGATGGATGAAATGCGAAGCCAGCGTGAGACTGCAATGGAAAGCATTAAAGCAGATACGACTCAGTGGTATTCGGAATTGGAGGCAATGAAGGACTATGGAAGAATTACTCCTGAACAGTATGAGAGCTACAAAGAGCAGACTGGATGGTATGTAAGAGGCCAAGAAGGTTCCGAATTGTCGAAGAGTCTTGAGCTTGGAAGCAACACTCTGAATGACACATACGGCGAGAAGATTACCGGAAACATCCAGACGCTTACAGAAACTGCGCAGAACGCCTTGAAAAGTGCAGAGACCAGTTTGCAGAGCGGAAGCTATGGTACGATTGCAAGTACCTTTGATAACATGTTTACGTCTATGGATAATGGAAAAGGCTTCCTGGGAATTGGTGCAGATGCCGATCAGAGAGCACTAAACGAATTGTATCAGTCGATGGCTCCGGATGTTAGTCAGATGGGAAGCCTGATTGACCAGTACAGAGAAGCAGGGCAGGCAGTACCGAAGAGCCTTATGGAAGGATATAAGGAAGCAATCGAAGTCGGTGCGGCGGCAGGTGACGTTGATGCGGCTTGGCAGAATTACGCAAACCAGATTCTTGAATCTGGAAGCGAAGAAATGAAGAGCGTTTTGACGGATCCGAACAATCCAATGTACGAAAGTGTACGAGAGCAGTTGCCGGAGGAACTCAAAACTGCCATTGACAGGGCGACGGCAGAAACGACGCCAGATGAGATAACACTTGAAGGGCTGAGAGCTGCTGTCGATGGAGATGTGGATATTGACAAAGATTCCTGGGTATCGGCGCTGAATGAAAAACTGGGAGATCTTGCAACTACTGAAGAGGTTACTGCTGACAATGTAAAGATTAAAGTTGAGCAGGGGGATTGCCTTTGGGAAATTGGTAATGCTCTTGGAATTGACTGGCAGACGATTGCAGAACAAAACGGTATCGAAAGTCCATACATTATTCACCCAGATCAGGAACTTACAATTTCGATGGATACAATAAAAGCTGAAATGGACGGAGATAAGGCGCAGGCTGCTATCGAGCAGGCAATGTCGGCTCTGGATGCCGAAGGGGCAGAAATGTCCGTTACAGCAGAAGGAGTGAAGGTTGATCTGGCAAATGTTGAAGTGGATTCTGATGTAGCGGCGGCTCAGATCGAGTCGGCTCTTGGCATGGAATCCGGGACACTTGCAGCCAATGGCATTGAAATACAGGCAGGAGCAACAGTAACAATTCCACAGGAATTGGTACAGGTTGATACATCTGGCATACAGAGTGCTACTGAGGCGCAGACAGAAACAGAGCCCGTGGAAACAGATACGTCTGCAAATGTTAATATCACTGAAGCAACTACAGATGCGTCTGGTGCCAAGGAACAGGCACAGTCGGAAGTGGAATCTACATTTTCAGAATCTATGCCGGCAGACGGACATACCGATGTAACGCTCGATCAGACCAATAATGCAGCAGAAGTATATTCTGAAGTTGCAGGAGAAGTACAGTCTACCTTCTCTAATCCGATTCCTGCATCATGTACCGTCAACGTAACCCTTGACTGGCATATCACAAATCCATCTGCCGGAATAACGACATCAGGAAGTGGTTCTTCTGTAACGGCATCTATTGCAGGTAATGCAGAAGGAAGTATTGTTACCGGACCGTTATTATCCTGGGTAGGTGAAGATGGCCCAGAAGCAATTATTCCTCTTGGCTCAAAACGCCGTGATAGAGGTATGGACCTGTGGTTACAGGCAGGACGAGCGTTGGGCGTAAAAGAATATGCAGACGGTGGCATGATCGGAAATGTTCCACTGTCAGGAGATTCGGCAGACTCATCTTCCGGAAGCTCTGGCAGCAGTGGCGATAAAGGGCAGATCGTTGTCAATATGAATCCAGTCTTCAATATTAATGGAGACGGAGGAAATGATACAGTCAACTCAATCAAGGAGAAATTGAAAGAGCTGATTAACGAAATGTCCGGAGAACTGGCATCAAGATTGCTCGAATCGTATGCAAATATGCCAACATAGAAAGGAGAGAGGGTATGGAGATATATTTAAAAGAGGCGGCAAATAAGCAATCCTGTCTTCGCTTTCCTTCTCTCCCAGATAAGGAGATTACTGTTAAAGGAAATGCGAAGTACCAAAAATATGATCTGATAAAAAAAGGAACCTTTGCATTTCCAGCTGGTCCGGATATCAGATCATACGAATGGTCCGGATATTTCTGGGGCAGAGCGAGAAAGAAATGGAACATAAATACTAAGTGGTTGGACCCGAAGTCCTGTATAAAGAAACTGGAAAATTGGAGAGATAAAGGTACAATCCTGAATCTTGTGATTTCCGCTGGCGGAGGCATAAATACCGATGTCACAATACAGAGTTTTGAATACAAGAAGTTCGGTGGGAAAGGGGATTATTCCTATTCCATCACTTTTTATCGTTATCGCCCCCTTAAAATTCAAACTACCAAGGACCTTGGGATTGATAAAAAAAAGAAGAAGACGACAACTCGAACAAATTTGAAGAAAACTTCGACAGAAAAGAAAAAACAGACATACACGATAAAATCAGGGGATTGTTTGTGGAATATCGCAAAGAAATTTTATGGATCTGGTGCAGACTGGGAAAAAATTTACAATGCGAACAAGACGACAATAGAAAAAGCTGCAAAGAAATATGGTCATAAGGATAGTAACAAGGGAGATTGGATATTCCCTGGCACTATCCTTACGATACCGTAAAGGAGGCATTATGGTTGATCCGCTGAAATATTCTTACTATTTGGTTCTTGTAACTGAAAAAAAGAAGAAATATGACATAACAAATTTTGTCGAAGATTTGGGATGGGAAGAGCTGGAAAACGAACTTGCGGCCAGATTGTCGTGCACTGTAAAGAATGACAAGACCACAAAAGGCAGGATTTCCAGTCTTTCTAAGCCGGGATGCTATTTGTATCTGTACTATCGGTACAAGACTGGAACTGCGCAGGAAGCTATGCGTGGCCGGATTGTAGAATGGAACCCATCTGCGAAGTCAAGCAGTCAACCCTTAAAACTGAAGGCCTATGATAACCTGTATGATCTGCAGGAGTCCGAAGACTGTGTATATTATTCTTCCGGAGCAAGAACCAAGCAGGTTATACAGGATTATTTCAAAAAATGGGGCATACCAATTGGTAAATATACCGGACCTGATGTGGCTCATGGAGTTATTAAGGAAGATAAGAAGAAGCTCGGCACAATGGTCAAAGATATTCTGGATGAAGCAAAGAAAAAGGGCGGAGGCTATTCTATTATCCGCTCTGTAAAGGGCAAGGCCCAGATTCTGGCAATTGGCAGCAACAAGAATATTTATCATTTTGCCGAAACAGAAAATCTGATAAGCGTTTCGCACAAGATCAGCACTTCAGGAATGGTGACAAGGGTAAAAATCCTTGGAGAAGCAAATGATGATAAGCGTAGGCCGGTAGAAGCTACGGTTGATGGACAGACAAAGTACGGCATCCGCCAGAAGATACTTACCAGAGGCAAGGATGACAGCTTAGATGAGGCAAAAAAAGAGGCAAAGGAAGTCCTTGACGATGATGGAAAGCCGAAAGAGGAAATCAAGGTAGTTACTGTCGACATTCCTATCATCCGAAAAGGAGATATTATCCATCTTAAAATGTCAACTGGATCAGGGTATTACTGGGTAAAGGCAATTACTCATGATTGCGACAAGATGGAAATGACTATGACTTTAAAGAAAACTAAGTTGAAATCTTCGTCCTCGAAAAAGGATAACAAGAAAAAGGATGGAGATTATAGCATCGGAGATACAGTCAACTTCCATGGCGGCTATCATTATGTTTCTTCGGATGCAACGTCAGGATATAAGGTAAGCGCCGGAAAGGCGACAATAACACACAGTAATCCGGGCAGTGCTCATCCATGGTGCTTGGAAAATGTTAACTGGGCTGAGACCCATGTATGCGGCTGGGTAGACGAAGGCTCGTTTGATTAGGAGGGCATATGGCATATGACAGTAATGACGGTGTCGCACGATTAGCTGCGGTATTAGATGCAAGAATGAGAGATCATGCAGATAAGCCACTCTGCCTTGATTTTGCAGAGATTCAGGCAGACGGCAGCCTGCTCTCGAATACATTTCCGATTCCAATTCCTAAGAATGATTACAGAGTTTGTAGGCAATTAACTCTTGGAAAGACGGGAGATGCATTTTGCGATGTCCGGGCAGATGAACATTCTGGAAAAGCATATCTTCCGGAATCTATGCGGCAGTTGCAGGCTGGAGATAGAGTGTTGATTGCGTGGGTGCAAGACACTGCTGTTGTGATCGACATTATAACGAGACCGGTATAGGAGGAAATATGGCAGACAATAACTTATATCCGGTGGTAGACATTCCGGAATATGAGGAAGAAAATGAAGAATATGACACAGAGTACAAGCCATCTGTGGCGTGGGACTTAGAGAAAGGAGATTTCGTTTGTGAATCTCCTTTTTGTATGCTTAAAAGCGAAGGGCTCGAAGCATATAAGACATGGTGCGTAAAGGCAGTTGCTACAGAAAGGTATAGCTGTCTCGGATACGATGATGATATCGGTGCAGAGATGGAAGATGCCATGAAGGAAGAAGATGACACAGCTGTGGAACTGGCGATTGAACGTACCATAGAAGAGACTCTGATGGTAAATCCAAGGACTGAATCCGTAGAGGATTTTGAATTTGAATGGGAACCATCTGTGGTCCATGTGAAATTTATAGTGTACGCAATACACTGGGAGAAATTTGATTTAGAAGTAACATTGAAAAGGAGATGAGAATTTGACAGAAAAATTTGTAGCTCCAGAATTTATAGATAACAGTGATCCTGATACCGTCCAGTCGAGGATGATGAACAATCTTCCGGTTGATATTTCTGATATGCCGGCAGACTTTCCATATGATTTTACCATGCCGACTGCAATCGAGATCTCCAGGCTGATACAGTACAACCTTGTCCGGACATTGATGCTTATGTTTCCGATGTGGGCCTGGGGTGAATGGCTTGATCTGCACGGTGTATCTGCAAAAGTAACACGAAAGCAGGCAAGCAGAGCTTCCGGGCATGTGACTGTTACAGGTACTCCGGGAACTGTGATTGAAGAAGGAACTGTCTTCTGTACGGAAGGAACAGCAGATACAGAGTCTATTGAATTTGCTACAACTGTCGAGGAAACTATTTCGGATTCCGGAACGGTTGATATAGCTGTTGCGTCTGTCATGGCAGGAGCTGCCTACAATGTTACGAGAAACACTGTAATATTGCAGAAGCAGGCAAATAAGAACATCACTGCTGTGACAAATGAAAACCCCATCCGAGGCGGAACAGATGAAGAAGACGATGATACATACCGTGAACGAATCCTTGAGAAACTGCGTTCGGCAGAGGTTTCTTTTGTAGGGTGCGATGCTGATTATGTCCGTTGGGCGAAAGAAGTCTCAGGGGTTGGAAGTGCGGTTGTGGAAGCTGAATGGAAAGGACCTGGCACCGTTAAGGTTGTTGTTGCGGATCCGGATGGTTCTGCGGTTGGAGAAGATACTCTAAAAGCAGTTGAAGACTATATTGTATCCCCAAAGGACAGAATGAAGCGTCTGGCTCCGATTGGAGCATCCGTAACGATATCTACAGTGAATGACATGACTATATCCTACAGTGCAGTGCTTGAACTGGAAAGCAATTACAGTATCGACAATGTAAAGGAAGCATTCCTGACAGCATTAAAGACCTACTACAGGGAAGCTAAGGACAGTGAAGAAATTCGGTATACGGTTGTATCTGCATTGTTGTCTAATACAGCTGGAGTAATTGACTTTTCAGATTTTCGCATAAATGAAAATACGAACAACATATCGGTTGCAGCAGACTATTATCCGATTACAACTGCGACGGAGCTTAATTTTACGGAGGGATAGAGATGCATATAGATAATGTTGATCTGGAACATTTTCCTGCAAATGAGGTTGCTCAGAGGCTCCTGACGTATGTGACGAGAGGATGGTATGATAAGTCGTACGTCGGAAAATGGATTTTTGAGGTCATGGGTTTAGAACTGGATACGGCAATCAAAAGGATTGAAGAAGCGCAAAGTCAGGCATTTCCGGAAACGGCGGCATGGGGAATGCATTTTCATGAACTGACATATGGAATACCGATTGACAGGACAAAAGACATTGATGATCGCCGAAAAGCAGTCGTGAATCGACGCGATAGGACGGCCAGATCGTCCATTACGCCTTATAGAATGGAAAACATTATACAGACCGTATTTGGGCTTTCTGCGAGCGTCTCGGAACAGGTTGAGAAGTATATCTTCAATGTAGATTTGCTTATTGGTGCTGATTATCCGATATATTCTGTCGATGCTTTGCTGGAATATCTCCGAAAAATAAAACCATCTCATCTGGCAATGCAGGCCCGATATGTAATCGAAGCCGCAATATGCAGTGAAAGGGAAAGAGCTCTATTCCCGGCGTTAGATATAGGAATGCAGCACGCCTGGATGGAAGGATATTCTGTGCCGTTAATAGAAGTTAAATGCGAGATAACAGAAAAACTTCCGGTTGGAATGACTGGGAATGTAATGATCTACAAGAACCTTAATCAGTGGAATGGCGAGTACAAATGGGATGGAACGATACAGTTTGATACAGAAGTAACAACGGAGGATTTGTGATGGAAGGAAAGGTAACAGTAGTAGGAAGGACGAAAATCCTGAGAGCCAGAGCTGGAGAGATCACTCTGCCTAAGATTGTAGGATTTGCGTTTGGAAGTGGCGGCTCGAATGGTTCAACAGTTCTTAGCCCGGGAGAAACATTGAAAAATGAATTTCTTCGAAAAGCGGTAGATGGACATACGCTTAAAACCAATGAAAACAAGTGTGAATATTATTGCACATTAAATGGATCTGAAGCCAACGGAAAGAGCATAAGTGAGATCGGATTGTATGACTCTGAGGGAGACATCATCATGATTGCTAATTTTCTTCCAAAAGGTAAAGATTCGAATGTATCAATGAGATTTGAAATTGATGATGTTTTACAGTAAGGAGATGATTATATATGGCGAACGTGGTTATCCCGGAGAATCCGGAGTTCAATGAAGCTTTGAGAATCATCGAGACAAAGGATCTGGTTCATGCGGATGTAGTAAATCCTATGTTTAGGACATTACTGCTTAATACTATATATCTCGAACGACGGGTAGCAAAGATGATCGAACGGATTGACACACTTGCGATTGACAATACCTATGGAGGACCAGAGCTGTCGGCGGATGCAAATATCGTAGATGCAAGCGCGCAGTTCAGCGTTATCAGGAAAACGTCGTCGACAGCATCAGTACAGACACTGTTTCAAAAAGCAATCGATAGTCTCAGAAAAGGACTCTATAGCTTGTTGATTAGAGTGAAAGTGAACTCAAATTCAAATAACGGCGGGCTAATCGAATTAAATGTAACGTCTGGCGGAGCGATATTGGAAACCAGAACTATTACTGCAAATATGTTTGAAAGAGCAGGAGTTTATCAGACGTTTGGACTTAATGTTGAATTGAATGATACGGTTACTATTACTGCGAGATTGCTGAAAAATAGCGCAAATATAACGGTGTCCGTTGATTATGTCATGCTTCAGCCGGCTCAGACAGCAATCACGAGTTTGTAGGCGGTGGCTATATGATATCAGCAGAGAGACTTGTAGAATTGCGGGCAAAAGTAAAAAAAGAAATGGCAAGGAGAAGCTGTGTGGAGCATGGTTCAAGCGCTTCAATGAATAAATTTGCTGCAAATTATGATTATAATGCTGTTCCGGTCACTGGGGGAGACATTACAGATGAACATATACAAAAGGTTATTGATCCGCTGCTTAATGTAGCGGATTTTTTGCAAGATAACAGCCTGCAACAGAGTCATAGTGGAGCAGATGTGATCGTCGATCAGGCGGAGAAATTTGTTGATACCCTTGCAAAAATAGATAAGCAGGCAAGTGATAGTGGGTGCAGAGGACTCTGTACGGGGTTATGTGTAGGTTCTTGCACATCTGGCTGTCAGGGATGCACTGGGTGTACTGGTGGTTGCGATACCACTTGCGCAAAGAGTTGTTCAGATGGCTGTTCTACATCCTGCGGTGGTTGTTCAGATGGCTGTTTTTCTGGATGCACACATACCTGTGGTTCCGGATGTACAACCGGCGCGATGACTACATAATGAGAGGAGGTGATATCTATGGCGTGTTCAAAAGGATGTGGAACGAGTTGTGCAACGAGCTGTAAGTCCACAGCGTCTGGCAACTGCGGCGGATGCGGGACTTCCTGCTCGCGAAATTGCAGTACGATATGTAGCGGCACCTGTTCTGGTACTTGTGATAAAACATGCACAAAGCAGTGCAATCACAATTGTTCGGACGAATGTACTGGATGTCAACGGACATGCGCAGATGATTGCGAGGCAGGATGCAAAACGGATTGCCTTCAGACATGCACAGCAAATTGTTCGGACACCTGCGCAGACTGTACAGGCGGATGCGGAAACAGTTGCTTTTCGACATGCGCAGATGATTGCACAAGCGGATGCAAGGGCAGTTGCAATCAGACATGCACAGCAAATTGCATGAACGACTGCAATACCTGGTGCGAAGGCGGATGTTATTCTTCATGCACATGGACTTGCGAAGGATGCAGTAATACTTGCACCGGTACCTGCACCGGTACCTGTTCTGGCACCTGTTCTGGTACCTGTTCTGGTACTTGTCAGGGTTGTGATAATAAGTGCACAGCTTCCTGCGCTCAGTCTTGTACTGGCTGTAGCGGCTGTTCGGGTTGTGGAAATTCCTGTGGTTCCGGATGCACAGATAGCTGCATGGGAACCTGCAAAAGCAATTGTTCTGGAGGCTGCGGAACCAGCTGTGGAGGATGCTCTACATCCTGTGCATCAAGCTGTCAGAGTGATTGTGGCGGCACCTGCAGGAATCAGTGCTACGGACAGGCGACTACACCGATATATTCATTTAATTAGGAGGAAAAAAATGAGAACAGTAATTATTAAAGTAGACAGCAAAGAGGCAGAGTACATCGAAAGACTGGACTACGAAAGGGGATTTACTAAAGATGTCCTGCAGAGAATCATCGAAGCACACATGGAAGACCCAGATGTAATCAATAGCCCAGCATTTAAGGCTTATCAGAAACAGGGAGCGGAATTGGATGCACAGTTCAGCATGGCAGTAGCAGAGCTTGAGAAAAAATATATTCCGGAGATTCTTAAACATCACAAGATCAAATGGAATCTTGAGTACAAGACAGGAGAACTGAAAGTAGACATTCTGTGCAATTGTGAAATTGAGGGAATCAAATGAAAAGAACAGAACAATATTCCGAAAGGCTGAGCAGATTATATCCTGAGCTGCACGAACCGGTAGGGACAGAAAAGATTCTGACTCAGACCATTACGTTTCAGGTCACTGATGACTGCAATCTGGCATGCAAGTATTGTTATCAGACACATAAGGGCAAAAAGAAAATGTCTTTCGATACGGCAAAGAAGATGATTGATCTTCTGCTAACTGGAGAAAAGGGCATGAGAGATTATATCAATCCAAGGCGTTCCCCTGGCCTTATCATTGACTTTATCGGCGGAGAACCGCTGTTGGAAGTAGGGCTGATTGATCGAATCTGCAGTTACACTATTGGCCAGATGATAGAACTAAATCATCCATGGCTTATGAAAACAATGTTTTCTATCTGCAGTAATGGTGTGTGCTACTTCGAACCAGAAGTACAGAAGGTTTTGCAGAAATGGAACAATCGACTGTCTTTTTCTGTTACCGTTGATGGTAATAAAGAGCTACATGATTCCTGCAGAGTGTTTCCAGACGGTCATCCATCGTATGATCTGGCGATTGCAGCGGCAAAAGACTGGATGAATAAGGGCGGATACATGGGAAGCAAAGTTACTATAGCTCCGGCGAATGTAATGCACACATACGATGCAATCACACATATGATTGAACTTGGATATAACGAGATTAATGCGAATTGTGTGTATGAGGAAGGATGGAAACCGGTTCACGCCACAGTTTTTTACGATCAGCTGAAAAAGCTGGCTGATTATATTTTGGAACACAACCTTGACATGGAAAAGGATTATTATATTTCCTTGTTTGAGGAAAAGTATTTTCGTCCAAAGCAGGAGGATGATCTTGAAAATTGGTGCGGCGGGAATGGTGTTATGCTGGCAGTTGACCCAGATGGCATCATATATCCATGTTTGCGGTATATGGAAAGCTCTCTTGCAGGGCAGCAGGAACCATATAGTATAGGAGATGTGGATACAGGAATCTGCCAGTGTGAATGCCACAAATGCCGTGTGGAGTGCCTTAAGAAGATTGATCGGAGAACACAGAGCACGGATGAATGCTTCAATTGTCCCGTTGCAGAGGGGTGCTCATGGTGTACTGCATACAACTATCAGGTATTTGGCACACCCGATGCAAGGGCTACTTACATCTGTAACATGCACAAGGCACGAGCACTCGGAAACATCTATTTCTGGAACAATTATTACAAGAAACACGGTATTGATAAGCATATGGAGAATTATGTGCCAGAAAAATGGGCGCTTGACATTATCACTCAAGCAGAGTGGAATATGCTGAATAGCTTATAACTATTTTCGATATAATCTAACAAAAAATGATAATATCGAAAAAATATGGTAAAAAAGAGAGGTGTTTTAAAAATGATAAAGCAAGAAGTTATCTTTAATGTTAAAAACCTCATGATCTCTAAAACAAAGAATATCTTTGCAACGGAAGGCATTCGGAATGTATTTGAAGCGGTTTTCCAGTTTCATTCTTCTGATTGGGACAATCTTACGAAAACTGCTGTCTTCGAAAATGTAGAGGGCACGAAAGAGCTGCGACTGCTTGTAGACGATAAGTGTGATATACCTGACAGCTTCTTTAAGACTTCTGGAGTGTGTTATGTGTCAGTGATGGCGGGCGATTTCATGGTCACAAATAAAGCGGCGATCATCGTAGTAAACGCTGGGTATACTTCCGGAGATACCGTACCGGATGCAAAGAATTATTTTGAACAGCTTCTGAGATATTTTGATGCAACGAACACGAATGTTCAGGAATATGGAAAGCTGGCCGAAAGATTTGCGGTTGGTTTGGCAGAGGTTCCTGAAAGCCTGACGGATAACGCAAAATATTACGCGCGTCAGGCAGAGCGTGCCGTAATGGGTATTCCGGGGCAGGTGGAAGATGCAAAGGGAGATATCGACAATTATGTAAAGGGCAAGGAAGCTGATCTGAAAGGCGAGGATGGAAATGTGTGCTTTGTCGAGTTTCGCATTGAGCCACCTTGCTTGTATATGCGGAATAATCCGGATGAAACAGACATAGAGTTCCGACTAAACGGTTCAAAATTGGAATACAAATGGAGGGAAAGAGGTTAAATGGCAAATAGATCAACGGGCAGTGGCCAGTGGACTAACATGGGGAACGTTACACCAAATCCTCGTGGAAGTTATTCTGACGCTGAAACATATAAGTATTTAGATATGGTGTCATATGGTGGCGGTTCATATCTCTGCTTGCAGGATGATACAATTGGTGTGCGCCCATCTCCTGGTGAAAGTACAGACAGATGGTTCTGTTCTTCGGTGCCAGGAGAAGCAACCCCGGATTTCAAAAACTTAGTGACAGAAACTAAAGAAGCGGCCAGGACAGCAAAAGAAAAAGCATCTGAGGCGGAGACAAGTGCAAAGGCTTCAGAAATAAGTGCACAGGCGGCTTCGAACTCAGCCGAAGCAGCAGCAGCTTCGGCCAGAGATGCAGAGAATGCAAAAGATGTTGTTGCCGGATACAAAATTGCGGCTGAAAAGGCTGCATCATCCGCTGCGACATCTGAGAAAAATGTAAATGATAAAATTGCTGGACTGGACAATACGTTTTCTGAAAAGACAACGAGCGCAATAGAAACCATAAACAAATCCGTAGATGCAAAAGCAGATGAGATAAAAAATGAAATCACTGCAACAAAAAAATCTATGGTAGATGCGTCTCAGAAAGCTATAAACGACACAATCGATGCGAGAAAAACTGAGATCAATAATACAGGTGCATCTGAAATTAAAAATGTACAGGCTGAATCAGCAACACAGACACAGGGGATTAAAAGCGTAGCAGCTGAGCAACTGGCAGCTATTAATGCGGCTGGTGGCACTTTAGAGAGTGCAATTGAACGCTACTATGCTATGCGCCGTACGAGAGAAATCTATACGGTAGAAGAACTTGATCCGGATGTTACACAGGCCTGCACGGTAAATCGTTTAGATGCTCTGTCTGGTCTTACCTGCACACCGTCCACAAATACGACAGCTGGAAAAGACCAAATTGGAACTCTCGAAGCATTCCGCCCGATTGAAGTGAACTGGATCCTTGATGATGATGGAAACCAGAAAATTACTGCAATTGAAGGAATGCCGGGATATAAGACGACAGGAAAAGTCAACCGTGGAATCATGAACATGGGACTCTATTACAAAAAAGAGCGAAATGCAGAAGATAATGGCTGGTTGCATCATTGGTCTATGCTTCCTCGAAAAGAAGAAGGATATGTTCCAATGAAAGAATGTGTTCGTCCAGACAATACGGTGCAGGGATGGATGCTCCATCCTAAAGGAGCGGCAGTGGATATTGATGGTGTTCCATATGTAACCAACGGAAAACCCGCCAGAAATAAACCTTCGTATGCAAATTTTGCATATGCACGAAAACAGGGTCCGGCATACTGCTTTGAGACAGATGTTGATGCCGCATGGGTTCTGGCGTTGACAATGATTAAGTACGGAACAAAGGACCTGCAGGCCTATATGAGAGGATGCACAGCTTACACTGCTCAGTACAATGTCGCAGTTGCTGAAGAAAATACAAAGAGAGTAATTCTCACAAAAGATCAGGCGAATTATTTTGTTGTTGGTTCGTCGGTCAGCATTGGAAATCCAGGTTCGAACACTAACTTCGATAGAGGCTATAATTATATGCACAATATCGTTGATAGTGCAAAAATTACAGCTATTGAGAAAGTAGACGATACATATAGCGCTTTAGTTTTGGATGTGTCTGCTTCATTTACAACTGCAACTACTTATAAAGTAAGTACAATGCATTGGGAGACAGGATCCACTGATTCCGTACAAGGCTATGATGGAAGTCCTATATCCAACACAGATGGAAAGAATATCTGCAAGATTAATGGCATCGAGATTCTTCCAGGTGGATATTCTGTGTCCGGAAACTCTATGCATATTGTTTCAACAGATGCAGATGGCAATACAGTCGATAAGTATTACCGAACCAATAATGCTAAGTTACTGACGACCAATTTAGATACGATCATAAGTACCTATGAAGAAGTGGGTATCTTACCGGAGGCATACGATGCATGGAAGTATGTAAAAGAACAGCTTGTGGACTTTGGTAAAGGGACAATGATTCCGACTGAATGGGGAGGAGGCGATAAGGCTTGGTGGGCTGATGCTTGGTATTGCGGCGGAAAACCTGCGGCTGGAACAAGAACAGGCCGGGAGCTCCTCCGGCGCGGCCATCTGAGCGGTGGCGGCATGAACGGCCCGTCGTGCGTGTATGGCAGCGATGGCCTGGCGGGTGCCTGGTGGGGCGTCCTCGCGACCCTTTCTCCTAACGCCGTACGGGGTGAATGGCAGGCGGCAGCCTGACAGAGGGGCTGTCCCCTCCAATGGCTACAAATGATTTTAAAGTAACTATGAAATAGAATATTTTTAAGGACTTATGAGGTCCGGGAGCTCCTCCGGCGCGGCAATCTGAACAATGGCGGCATGAACGGCCCGTCGTGCGTGAATGGCAACAATGGCCTGACGAATGCCTGGTGGAACATCCTCGCGACAATTTCTGTGATAAAAAATTTGATACTTGACCTCATAAGCCGGCTGAAGAAGCCTATACTTGGGAATACCCGAAATACGTGATAAAAGGCCATTCCTTTCTCACTCTGTAGATTGACATCTGCAGAGTGGGAAGGGGAGACTGGCAGGTGCGCTGCCAGCCGGGACTAGTAGACAACCGAAAGTCCCTGAATCACACAGAAAGGAAAATGCCTTTATGAAGAAATGCTGCAAGAATGTAAATATTTTAGCAGATGATTTTATTGAAGATTCAATTTACGAAGCACTTGACGAAAAATGGAAACGGTCAGATGTGGCAAAGTATCTGCATGGTCGCACAAGCTCAATGAGTTTGCAGGCTATGAAACGATTGCTTCGGGACACAGACGAAAGAGATCTCATGGTATCTGGTCTGGTCCATACAGTTGCAGAAAGCCTGCGCTATGAAATCCAGAACCGGTGTTTGAAAGTAGAACCTATTCAATACAGTTGGAGACAAGATGGGGTCAATGGAAAAATCCGAGAAATCGGTGTAGAAAGCGTAAAACAGCTGATTTTGGATGAAATAGCCAGTGAAGGTTTGGATGAACTCTGGAGGCGAAAGCTGGGATACCATCAGTACGCAAGCATTAAGGGAAAAGGACAGCTCGGCGGAAAGAAAGCAATAGAGCACCAGATCCGGAAGAAATACAGTATGTCTCGGTACGCTTGGAAAGGTGACGTAAAAAAGTGCTATCCATCTGTAGATACCCGCAAGCTAAAAAGAATGCTGGAACATGATGTAAAAAATGAAGTCCTGCTATATCTTGTATATTTCTTAATAGGAACCTACAAGCAGGGACTTAATATAGGATCAGGATTATCCCAGTTTCTCTGTAATTACTATCTTGCGAAAGCTTATGTGTATGTTCTTGGCTTGCATAAAGTCAGGAAACACCGTGATGGAGCTACCGAAAGCAAAAGACTTGTATATTTTTGTATCATGTATATGGATGATATTTTGCTCATAGGAGCCCGGGAAGCTGATGTTAAGAGGGCAGCTCGGGCGTTAGAAAAGTACCTGTTGAAAGAGTACGGACTCACAATAAAACCGGATGCAGACCTATTCCCGATTGATTATCGTATTAAAACAGGAAAAAAATACGATAGTTACAGAGAAAAGGATAAGGCAGAAAGGCGAGGTAAGCCAATAGACATGATGGGCTATGTAATTTATAGGGAACACACAGAAATCCGTAGCAAGATCTTTCTACGGGCAAGGAAAGCGTATTCTGTTGCTTGGTACTGTATGAAAAATAAAATGGAAATCCCGTTACAGACCGCTTATAAATGTACAAGTTATTATGGATGGTTCAAACATACCGATTCTAAATACGCCAAGGGAAAATATAACATTGATGCTGTTTGCACAGCTGCAAAAAGGAGGATCAGCAAACATGCAAAAAGCGAAATATATGGAACGTCAGCCAGAAGTGCGCTGGCAGCCTGTCAATAATGGCATGGTAGATGTCACGCTGTGCCTGAATGAGCAGAAAGTGACAATTGAACAGGGACAGATGGAAGACTCTGCAAAGCAGATGATGTATGAATATGATTATCACCAGTTCAGGGAGTCTGCAGATAAGATCAACGAAGAAACGGTAAGGGCATCTCCTGCGAAATATATGTCCTATGTTCCGGAAGTTGAAAAGAGCTTGGAAGAGAAATTAGAGGAACTGCAGGCTTCGAACGAAATGCTTACAAGTTGCGTTCTTGAGATGTCAGAACTGGTATATCAGTAATGATGAAACTGTTGAACAACCTTATTATATTATTACAGAATGATGGAGGAAAAGAAATGATTGCAATGTTATGGGCACAGCAGATTATGCTTGGAAAGAAAACTTATGCAGAGGTACCGAGACT